TTTTGTGCCATGTAACGCATGTAAGACAAACGCAACAGAGCATCATTGGCCGCTTGTGAATGGGTGTATGTAGCAAACACACTCGACACACCAGCAACGGTGGTGTAGACACCAATTCCGTCAAACATCACACGAATTTTCTGTGAATTTTTGAAGCCTTGAATGTAGGTTTTAGTACGCATTTTGAAGTCCCTTTTCTTTACTGTCTAAGATTCTATTATACCACAATGGAGAACCATGTCAACAACTATTTTCAATTCTGTTGTTTTTTTGCAACTGAATACTTTCGTATTCACATTGCTCCCATCCAACGAACGTTCTGGAAAGTCCTGGCCATCGTGTTACCACGTGCAAAATTCTTTGCAGGAGCCGACCAACCAGCCGCTTTCAGAATGTCACCCTTTGTGAACTTGCCCATATCACGCAAACACACAAACGAATGCACGGAACGACCGCTACCAGCACGACCAGTAATTACTTTGATGTAACTACGACCAACTTCATAGGACAAAGAATCGCAAAAATCTTGCGCCATTGCTTTTTGTGTTTCAGTAGGAGTATCACCTTGCCACTTGATATAGTCAGCTTTGATGCATTCGAGGTATTCGTTAAATCCGTCAATCATTTTATTTCCTTTATCAATCAAAATTAACCGAGGGTTTTAACAGAGCCACTAACAGCGGCACCAAACAAAACCATCACTACAAAAATCATCAAAACTGTAAGCATCTAAATCTCCTATTAATCTTACTCACTACAGAATCTATTATACAGGGTTCGAATGGTACGTCAACAACTATTTTGCATTTTGTTGTAAAAAGACAACAAAAAAGCCGTCAAAGACGGCTTGGAAATGGGAATTAGTACCTTTGTATTCAATTCTCGGACTCTAGTGGTTCGCTTTGAGGCAAGTCTTCACCACGTTCTAATCTGTGGGTGTCGCACAATGTTGAAATCCATCCGTAGCTGTTTGAACGACCAGGATTACCACACACTTCACATGTACGATATGACATTGATTCTGCCATGCGAATCATTCCACTCACTTCATCAGTATAACCATTAGTGTAGAATCGCAATCCGCCAAACTTTTCTTTCACTTGACTTGCTGTGATGTATGGCATAGGTGGAGGAACTTCTTTGAACTCTGCTTTCGCAATTGCATCATTAGAATAATCAATTGCCCATTCATCTGGTTCTGTTTTATTGCCAAATGTAAAATGCATTTGAAGTGGGTGTGTGTCTCCAGCTAATGCACGTTTCAAAGCACGATTAAATTTTAATATTCTCGCACGATAATTGCGTTTATTGGTAACATGACTTTGAATGTTTCCGCACAATGCATCAATGATGTTGTACCAACCATCACCACACTCAAAACCCCAACACATGGCAGTATGTGTCATCGGTGCATGACGAAACTTAAAAATCTTTGGGTACTTTGCAACTAGTGCTTCGTCCAATTCTTTTTTCATAATTTATCCAAAATGTGATAGTAGACTAGGAGAACTCATTACACGATTCGATATTGAATCTTTCTTACGATTTGGTTTGTACTGTTCATCTAAATTCAACAACGGTGGTTGATTAAATTGTTTAGTGTACAAGAAAACATGTTCAGACTCAACTAAGCTAATGAATGCACGGATTGAATACTCATCCATCTTTTCATCTGGAATTGAAATGCTTACAAATCTTTGTTTTTCTGGTTGATGTATTGGATCGTAACGTTCAAAGAACATATTAGATTTCTTACTGCTTGCAGTTGGCTTTGACAAATAACTATTGTGAATTAGAAGTCGCTTCTGCAAATATGTTGCATACGTACCGCCAGTTGGTGTACGATTTTTCTTATCGAAATATCTACCGCATGACATGCCAATATAAAAAGTATCTTCCAGTTGAAAGGGAAGTACATTGTTCTTAGGAATTTTATCCATAAACGCAAATGAATAGACTGCAAAGTCAATGTTTTTGCTTGCTTCGTAAGCATCTTTCCATGTGAACCAACCTAGATGCTTTCCGTTTTCATTATATAAGTACATATCATTTCACTTTATCGAACTCTTCAAAATCGTCCCAATCATCTTCTTTAAGATTCTTAGGGTCAATAAACTTTGTCTGGTGCTTGAACTTATCTTTTTGCTTTTTAGATTCGTCCAACTTTGGTTTCCCTTTGCGACCTTCGTCTTCATAGAAGTCACGGAAACTAGAATACTTTTTTGTTTTGGCCATTTTGTTACTCTGATTCTCCCTGCAAGATTTCAGGCAACGCTTCTTCAATAAGTTTTCTAGTGATGCCTTTGTACGTAAGTTTTTTATCCTTCATCATCAAAACAAGTTTAGCCTCTTCAGGTGAAACTGTCTCAAGAACCTCAATAAAAATTGATTCACGTTTGATAGGGTTTAGAGTACTGCCTTTTAGGAAATACTGAAACTTTCTCAATTCTTTTGGTAAACGATTGTGCCCCCAATTTTCTGGAGTTTCCATAGGTTTGTATGGAGGTACACCAGTAGGCAAATCGAATGCAATGTTTTTATGAAACGTATAGTGCAATACTGTTTTCAATTCTGGTGTTAAGTTTGCAATCTGCTTCAACGAACTTGCTCTTTTAGCCGCTGGTAATTCTGCGACATGCTGTAGCAACTCGGGCAAAGTCATCTTACTAATATCAATAGCCATTTTAAAATTCCTGTATGTGTTCCATCAACTGCTTCATGCGGTTTTGGATAAAATAGTTAAGTAGTTTTTCCCTACCACGTTTAGGGGTATTTTCATAAGCATCAAGAATCTTTTCTTGATACTCAGTTGGAATCTTAGACAGGTCAATCAGCAATTCGTTTCGCTTGTAATTTCTCAGCATCACTTCATCACAAAAAGACTCAGGTTCTTCTTCTAACCACTTATTTAGCTTTTTCTCAGTTACAGGTTTTTGTCGTGCCTCTGTTACGAATGTGTCATCGGAAGACATAAAGTTAGGAATACCATCGCTTCTGTCGCCTCTGATAATGTGTTCTTTTAAGAATGCTTCTGGAGTATTGGTACGCAAGAACTTCTTACCCATTGGACTATACTGTTCTACGTTTGCGAACTTTTGCAATTGCATAAAGTCTTTATCGCTAGACAAAATCAGAATCTTTTCGGCAGAACTGTTTTTAAGCGGAACACCAAACTTGTGCGTCAACGTAGCAATAACGTCATCGGCTTCGGTCTTGTCAACTTGAATCACTTTGTACGGAAAGTATTCTTTGATTTCATCACGCACTTTGTTTAGCGTTTCAAAGATTAGATTCCAGTCAAACGGAGATGCTTCTCTGTCTTTCTTACGACCAGCTTTGTAGTAGGGAAAGTAGTCTCTGCGCCAGTACTTCTTGTCATCGCAACAGATAACAATGTCACCATAACTATCTTTGAATTTCATGTTGTACATGCGAATGCTATTCAGCACCATGTGGCGGACCATGTTTTCATCAATTACGTTTAATGCATTTGAATTTATCTGCATCATCAGGTTTGAAATCATTACCTGATTCAAGTCAATCAAAATCATTTTATATTCTCAATAGTTCTGAACAATCCAACCAGATAGTTCTTTAACTCGGGATTCAAGTACCGAGATTGCGGTATGAATATGTCCAGTGTCATGGTCTTCTATTCGGCTCTTTAATATTTCAATTTCATCTTTAAGCGCATCAACATGTTTAACACGATCATGCACTTCACTTGTAGTAACGATTGCCATAATATATTCCTTTAATTTAATACTCTAACAATAATTGTATCAGAGTTAATGCGCCCTGTCAACTCGGCAGGTTTAGTTGTCAATCCGTCTAGCAGTTTTTTCAGCACAATCTTGCCACCATCAAGCACCTGCTTAACAGCCACATCAGGTTTACGCAATCGTTTGCCAATTGATGTTTCAACATTGAAGTTTTGAATTGTCGTACCTTTGATTGTCAAACCTTTCGCATTGTCAGCATTGTACATGCCAAGCAATTTAGTTTTGGTATTGTACAACCACACTTGATTTGCACCAATGATCTTTTCTGGTAGAACACTCTTCAAATTCAACTCAGCAAAATCTTTCATGTATTGCACTTTAGATGCAACCACACTTGCGGGTTTCTCTTTTACTTTACGTGCTTTACGTGTAGGTTTCTTTTCTGCACCACGATTTGTTTCTGCAACAATCGCATCATAGAATTCTTTAACTTTACGCAATTGCACTTTACTGAAATTAGAATAGCCTTCTTTGATATCGGCATCGGATGTATTCATAACGTCTTCAAATTCTTTAGAACGCTTAATGAACACTTCGCACATTTTCTTCTGCACAACGGAAGATAGGTCTTTACTCTTCAGATATGATTGCATATCTGGTGCAGACTTGCAACCACCAATAATAAAATCATCAACAAGCCCCTCAATTTCACCAGCTTCTTCGGATGCCTTTTCACGAATTCTATCTTGAATAGAAACAACTGGTGCAGTTGTTGTTGCAACAACAACGGGTGCTTTTGGTTTTTTAGTTTTCTTTGCAGTTTCAACAATACTCTTAAACTCTTTGACAAAAAAGTTTTTGAATGATTCGGATGGTTCGTAGCCCATACACATCATACGTGCTACCCAACCAAGTTGTACTGGAATAGATGCGTCACTTGATACGACTAAAGAAATTTCTTCTTTGGGTCTATCAATACTAGCCATGTATTCGATAACAAACGTCTTTGCTTGCTTGCTATCACAAAAATAATTATACCAATTCAAAGCACGAATTTCTTCGCTTCTGAGATTTGTCATCTCGGCTTGATTGGTCCAAGAAGGTTCTGTGCCGTATGCTTGTGCGTCAGCGCCAGGATTGATCTTGGAAAATTTCATAGTTTATTCACCCAATGTAAATGATACAGATTTAATAGAATCGTAACGGAATGAACGCCATTCGTTTTTCTCTAAGTCAACTACAGAAATTGCTTCGTCAGTTAACGTAGTGCGAACACGTTCGGTTTTCTTTTCGTATGTTGGAACTGCACTCTCTAACAATGTGCATTTCATAGTACGCATTGTACCATCTTTCTTCAGAAAGTCAACAGTCACAGGACCGTATTTCAGATGGCTAGTCAGCCAGTCACGAAATGCTTTTTGTTCTTTTGGTGTAGTTGTCGAATAATTAAAAGTTGTCATATCAAAGTTCTCCATGTTAAAAATATCTTTCGTTCAATGTCTCTAGTATACTCATAATCCAATCAATTGTCAAGTTCTCGGGTTTCGTTTTGGAATTGTTTCTCCATTTTTACTTCACTATACAAATAATCGTATAGTTCTTTAATGCCGCCAATGTATTTTGCATCGTGGTATATGTGAGGAACAAAATTAGTTTCGGGAACTAATATTCTTAATTGTTCTATTGAATAGTCTTGACCCAATATGAATAGTTTATATTGGCGCCTACAGACTGTCAACAGCGTTTCAACTTTATCGGTTGTTCTGCTTCCCTCTGCGCCATAAACATAGTACGTCATGGAGCATTATACACCTGCACATATTCGCCTGGTTCATTACTTAAAAATGCAGTTTTAAGTGTACCCTTAAAATCATATGTTACTTGATATCCTTTGACAACATTATGGTGCGCTTGCTCATTAACAAGTTTACATGTTGGTGTTGAAAGAGGCGGTGTCATGCCCAACGCTAGAGTATTAGTTCCTGGTCCTGAATAATGTATCGTGCCATAATCTTTCTGACAATAATTTTTTACAGTCATGTAAGGTACCTTTTCTATAATAAGTTTCACAGTTATAACTTTTGCCATATAGTAGCCGTCTTTGGTTGACGAATCTTCTACAATGACAACTTTACCATGTGCAAAATTACACAAAAATAAAGATGCTATAATACTATGTATGACATACGATTTTTTCATATTT